GCACTCACCACAAAGATTACCCACACAATCAAGCCTTTAATCTGTTTTACAAACTGCGCGTAGTCGCTAGGATCGGGTTCATCAAACTCCCAATCCTTTTGCTTGCGATTGATGTAGGCTTTGTCTGCTTCAGTCATTTGTACTCCTTCATTCGTTCATTTAATCGGGCAATGCGCTTTTCGTTGTACTCCATCACGGCGGTAGCGTATTCCACTGCGCCTTCAGCCTCAAGCCTATCTAAGTGCGCTTGGGCTAACTCGCGGGTAATGACTTCGCGTGGTGTCATATCACGCCAATAATCTCTAAATAATTTTAAAAATTTCATTCTTAATCCTCTGCCATCTTGATAGCTAATTCCAAGTTATGCGCCACTTCTTCCAATTCATAAGGCAACCATAGTTCAACCTTGGGCGAAAAATGATGCAACACATGACCCATTACATGTAGCAATCGCACCATTTCTACTGGAGGCACCAACCCATCATGCAAAGCATTTTCAAAACTATCAATCAATTCGTGTATCTGTTTCATGTTGCTTACTCCTTAAATAGACCCAAACTATTTGGGGCATAACATCATTATAAGCTAGATTACATGAAATGTCAATATCTTTTTGTAAGTGTTTTCCCTTACTGCGTTGATTTATCTTGCATACGTTCATTGGCGCTTTCGGTGCGCCAAATCTCTGTTTTCATCTGCGCTGCCATCAATTGCCATTTGAGCGTTTCCTCTTTTTCTATTGCTACTGCAAGCCCTACCAACAATTGCTTGTAATCAGGATGGGCATAGGCTTCACGTTCTTGGCTTGCTGCTGAATCAAAGCCAGCAACCATTGCATCTTTCATCAACAAGGCTTTTTTAGACTTTCTAAATTCTTCAAGGTAAATGCGTTCTGATTTTGCTTTTGCGTATAGCGGTGCATTGCTAACAATGAACTCGACTGCTCTGTATGGTGTTTTCATGTTAATCCTGTGGCTTCGTAAAATCGTTCTATTGGTGTGAGTTGATCTGCTTTCATGCAGTAGCGATTGCCGTATCCAAAATCATGGCGAAAAAACAGTTTGGCAAATTTTGCTTTGCTTGTAAACCCGTGTATTGCTACTGCTGATGCGCCTTCAATGTTGCAAAGGATTGCCCAATCAGTAACAAAATCTTCTAGTCTGTTAAATATAAGCACCTTATCTGCAAAGCGCATATTGGTTTTCACTTGAATTGTTTGACCATGAAACACCATGTCTACTTTGCCATCACCAGCAAACGTCACGCCTGTTTGAATTGGGCAATTGATTGATCTACCTACTGCTACTTCGCCAAGCATCCCTGCATAGTGAATTGCAAAGTCTGATTGACTGCTAAGTTTTTGATTTTTAACATTGCCTTTATTTATCAGCACAGTCTTTACGCCTTGCATGATGCTGACATGATGCGCTGCCAAAATAATTTCTTCAGCAGTAAGCTGTATCAGCACATTATTTTCAGCATTGATAATGCTGATTCCGTACTATCAACCAATGCAACTGCGCCGCCTTCCCAAGTTCGCATAAATGCTGCTTGATTGGGATTTAATCCGCGCCGCCCGTATGCAGTTTTTTTGCTTTTGACTTCTACTAGCATAGTTTTGCCTTTATAGCCAACAATTAGGTCAACGGGTAATTTGACAATGTAAACGCTTGCGCCAGCTTCACGGAGTGCATCTACTATTTCTTGCTGGTTTTCATCAACTCTTGATGCGTGTCGCATTCATTTGCTCCAGTATGTGATTTTTAATCCCTTTGAACAATCCGCTTGAATCATCATCCATTTTTTTAACCTGATGCCAAGCATACTCTTTTGTACCAGCTTGCTTACATAGTGCTAAGTAATGTGCAAAAAACCTTTCACGAATTGCATCAGGGTCAAACACGTTTAATTTTCTGCAAGATTGCAGCTATCTTGCGCTTGTTTTCTTGCAACTCCTCTGCCGTATAAGTTCGACCAATTCTGAGAACATTGGGTTCAACATAGCATCGGCGTAGCAAATCCATCCATTGCGGCAATGATGGAGGCTCGGGCGGCAATTGATCTAATGCACGTTTTATTGTTTCTGCGCTTACACCCGCCATGCGCTCTGACCAATGATTCATCGCATTGACAATTCCAGCATCATTGCCATCAGGCAATAGCTGACCAGTTTTCCATTGGTTCATAAATCGAGTGCCGTAGTTGCCTTGCATTGAAGCAAACACGCGCTGTATCCAACCATCAGGTAATCGTGAGGGTTTCATTGAACGTCCTTTCATCGCCAAATATTGTTCGCGCAGCAGCAAGATTCGGCGCTGGTTTAACAGTCTGCATCCATTCCGCTTTAAAACCCGCCCATCCACGCTCACAGCACGTTTCAATTGCCGCTTGAAGGCTTACCCCTGCTTTACGGGCTTCTCGCTCTATGCCCTTTATTGCGGTTTCTGTAATTGCAGCTTTTTTAGCTTTTCTCAATTTCACAAAATCTTGCCAAACTGAATCACTAACGCCATCAGGCGCTGTATTCTTTGTTTCTTGTTTTATGTTTATTGGTTTATGTTTTATGTTTGGTTGAACGTCCGTTGAACCGGCGTTGAACCGCCGTTCAGCAGATGCTCTACCCGCCCTTGACGCTTGTTCAATTTTGCTTCTATATTGAGCAATTTCCTCGTCTGCTCTTTTGTTTGCCCAACCATCGGCAGTCAATTCAAAAAAAGATTCAAGGATAAATTGGACTTCCGATTCATGTTCTCGCATCCCAATCTGCCGGGCAACGGATGCAATGCCGCTGTTAAACGGACGCTCATGTAAGTAGTATTCGTCAAGAAGTCTGCGGTATGCCAAATCCTCCATCAAGGAAAGGCGTTGTGTGTGACTTGCATAGTCACCTATATTGAATTGGTAATAGTGCATTGAACCTCACGTTGTCGGTTGCGTTACTAAGAGAGCATCGGCAGGGTGGTAACGAATCACCTTTTCCCCCGCTAAGAGTAGCCGCGCTCAAAATCATTTAAACCACTCAGGCTTTATCGCCTTCAATTGAAATACACGCATCTTTGGAACCATAAGCTTCCATTGGTATATCGCAGGTCTGCTAATGTTTAACAAATTAGCAAGCGCCTGCACACTTCCCGCTAATTTGATTGCTGTACTTTTTTCCATATTGCAATTGTAACATGGCTTATAAAAGAAAAATACTAGGGAAAACACCTAGAAAAAAGACCAAAAAAAACCAAAAAAAGTGTTGACCGCCATGTAATCTGGCTTATAATAACGCCATGCCCTACAAATTTACTAAGGGTCTATTTAAGGAGTTAAGTATGAGCCGCAAATTTGGAATTGAGATTGAAGCGCACAACGTTGATATGCGTACATTGAACAGCGCAATCAATGCCGCTGGAATTCTTTGTGTAGTAGAAGGTTATAACCACCAAACACGCGCACATTGGAAAATTGTTAGCGATTGCAGCATCCGTGGCAACCAAGGCTTTGAACTGGTTAGCCCAATCCTTGAAGGCGACAATGGCTTGATGCAAATTGAAGTTGTTTGCCAAGTGTTAAAAACTTTGAATGCCAAAGTAAACACAAGCTGCGGATTACACGTCCACGTTGATGCCCGTGACATTAATACTGATGGATTGAAGCGTGTCAGCAAAATGTGGATGAAATACGAATCTTGCTTTGATTCTATTGTTACACCGAGCCGCCGTAACAACCCATACGCAAAGGGTCTGCGTAGTAAGTACCAATCTTTAGATGCGGCATTTGTTGCCATTGACAAAGCTGTGAACCGCAATGAAATCATAATGGCAATGAACGGCGATGGTTACGGCACAAGTCGTTACCACAAATTGAATTTTGAATCCCTACTGCGCCATGGAACTATTGAGTTTCGCCAACACCAAGGAACAGTTGATGGCGCAAAGATCACCAATTGGGTCAAATTAGTTGGTGGATTTGTTGAGTGCGCTATTACCGCCAAGACTATCCGCAAAACTGGCGAAGGCAAGTTTGACAATTTGCTGGACGTTTTGCCTACGGCAACAGAAAAAACTTTTTACAAAGCGCGCCGCGCATATTTTGCGACTGCTTAAGGAATTACCATGAAAAACATGAACACAATTATTCTTACCAACGATGGGAAACTTTATGTTGGGCGAAGTCAACGCCACGCTGTTGAGCAGATGCGCGATAGCGGCATTTTTACTATAGGAAAAACCAATGAACAATACATGATTAGCGTTGCCAGCAGAGCCAAATTGTTAGACCACGTTGATGTTAGCGCCAGCAATGAACATGATTTTTTGTGCGATTTAGAAAAACACAAATTGATTTCTAGACTTTTTTTAGGATGATTGAAATGATTTATGCAGCATACGGGAGTAATTTAAACCATGATCAAATGTCATTACGATGCCCTTCCGCAAGATTTATTGGAACTGCCAAACTCCTTGACCACCGACTTGTGTTTCGTGGCGTAGCAGATGTTGAGTGGCATCTAGACTCTTATGTAGCAATTGGATTGTGGGACATTTCTAAAGACTGTCTTGCGGCGCTTGATAGGTATGAGGGCTATCCGCATTTGTATAACCGGTTTGTTTTTGAAGTTGAAACAAAGAAAGGATCAATGAACGCAATTATTTATTACATGAACGCACGGGAATATCACCCGCCAATGAAAACGTATTTCAATTCAATTCGCGATGGATATAAACATTGTGGTTTGCC